GAACTAAGAAAAGTTCTGAACAAAAGTGATTCATTAATCATAATGGGCGCAACAGAATCTACAGGTGGACATCTTGAAAATGTGTACTTTATACGAGATGGTGAAATTTCCCTTGCGAAATTTAGAACCATGAAAGATGAAGAACAGGAAAAACATGTTGAATTTCTATCAACATTAGGTTTTGAAAACTTAGGCATGAATGATGAGTATATCTTGAACAGTTATACACCTCCAAGTAAAAATAGAAAAAGAACGATGGAACAGGACTTCTACACTCCTTCAACAGGAGAGATGAAGGTTTATACTGATAATATTTCCAAGGAGGAATTACAACAACTTATCGATGAAATTGAACCAATTAAAACTAAGTTATTGGGAATATTAAAAACATCATTTAGATATTTGGAAAATGGTGATTTGGATTATATCAATAAGAATGAGAAAGATAAATTCGATAGATACTTTGGTGAAATTATCAAATATAATAACTTGAATGGTAAAATTAAGAAATATGGAAAGAGTACCAATTAAATACGAACAGTTCAATCACTACTTGATTGACGAGAATGGAACAGTCTATTCAACACTAACACCAAGATACCGCAAGGTACTTGACCAACCTAAAGTAAGAAAGTACCACGCAAACAAGAATAATGGTTATCACCAAGTCATGTTACAGAATGGAATCGATGGTCATAAACCAAAACTATTTTACGTACACAGATTGGTGGCAGAACATTTCATTCCGAATCCTGATAACCTTCCTGAAGTTAACCACAAGGATTGGAACATCAATAATAATCATGTATCAAATTTGGAATGGATTACGTTAGTTGATAATAGATTAGATAGGAATCCAAGAAATTCTCCTGCTAAAATGAGGCAAGAAGAAATTAGAAATAATCCTAAACTACTTCAACAAGGAATTGAATTATATCTATCCAACAAAAGAAAGAAGGTTCGCCTATGTAAGTTTTGGGGACTTTACACCAAATTAGTTGTAGAATTACTTGAAGAGAATAATATTGATGTAAAATATTCAAAAAATAAAATTAGTTAGTTATATTTTAATTGTGAAGTAACTCCAACGAAAGCCTGGTAATCTGAAAAGACTATCGGGCTTTTTGATTTTAACGCACTATTTATATATGATATGTACCAAATGTTCAATCGATAAACCTGAAACAGATTACGCAACATATTTCCACTCGACGCAGAATAAGATGCGTAGAAGGAAGATTTGTAAACCCTGTTTTAACCAACAAAAAAAAGAATACAAGGAAAGTATCAGAAATAAAAAGATAATCCAACCAGTGGAAGATTTGACCCCAATACAACCAATTATAGATTACTCCACCAATCCCGAATATAAAAAATGTACAGTATGTGAAGAATGGAAACATTTGGATGATTATTACTTCCACCAAAAGGAGAAAGGAATCAAGTTCGCAGATTGTATCACATGTCACAAGGCGAAAGACAAAAAGGAATTAGAGGAATATTTAGAGAATAACGGAGGTCATGATAGAATATTGGTGAAACCAAACCAGTATATGGATGAGATTCAGAAAGACCAAACGTTTATGGTAATGGGAATCTTGGGTTATACGTTCCACGAGGAACAAGGAATATGGTTGAAGGATGGTGTTAAAACATTAGAGGAAGATAAGATTAAATTTCATTTCCTAAAATATACAAAAAGACCGGTAAGAGGTAAGGGAAAGAAGATTAGTGAATTGTTGAAGGATAGAATTTTAATGTATAGGAAGAAGGGATATTCCATGGGGAAAATCTCATTAATAACAGGTGTATCCGATTCAAGTGTATGTAAAATTATTAAGGAATATGAAGAAAAATAAACATGTTAAGATAGCGGAACTTCAAATACCAAAAGACTATTGGTCATTAAACAGTGAAGAGAAGGAGTTATTAACATTATCAATCATGGATGTCATGTTAACCATTTTGGATAGACAGATGGAAGGTGATTATGATAGAGTGTTTTATTTAAATAAACTATTAGAATCATCAATTGAAACCAACATGACAGAAGAACAATATGAGATTGTTGAGGTTCTAAGTAATATTAAGAAAATCATTAATGCTGAAACCTATTGAGAATTATATAACTAAGAACTACTACGAACTTTTAAAGATAGCAGAAAAAATCACTAAAGGTAAGGGTGGTGATTTATATAAAGATTTGTTACATCATACCATATTGGAATTGATGGAACGTAAGGAGATTAAACTTAAATCAAACTCTGACGATGAGATAAAGTATTACATCGTAGCATGTATGAGAATTGGATGGTACTCAAAGACATCATCATTCAGTTACAAAATCACAAGGGAATCCAAGAAGTATGTAGAATTATCTGAGATACTTGAAATAGAACAAGAACAAGAATCCTTTGAAAAACAAATAATTTTCGATATATTAGAAGAGAGTTGGGCAGAACTAGATATATTCCGTAAAAGTTTATTTGAGATGTACATGGTAATTGGGAGTATGAATAATCTGTCCAAACAAACAAATATACCAATAAGTTCCATTAAGAGATATATAAAAGAATCTCGGGAACAGATAAAAAAAAATGTAATTAATAAACTAAATTTATAATATGGAAGAGACACAATTAACACCAGACGTTACACCCACACCAACCCCAATTCCTGATCACGCTAAAATCCAAATGGAAAATAACTAATTGTTTATGGAAAAGAAAAAGAGATGTACACAGTGTAAGAAGAAGAAGGAGATTACCGAACCTATTCCTGTTGTGGACTTAGAATTTGAAATTCCACCAACATACGATGAGATCATGGATTTATATACAACCATGTCAAACATGAAAGGAGTAAGTCCTGAGGAATATAACAGAATCAATCCTATATATAAAAAACTATTTCAAGAAGATTTATTGAGAGATTGTGGTTCATGTGGGGCCACACAATATAGAAAATTGAAACATTTCATAACAGAAATATTAAAACAAAAAGTAGACTAATGGCGAAAGCAGGAAGAAAGACAGACGAACTTGAATTTGAATCAAGGATGAACAGAGTCTATGAGATGATGTTGTATGAACATTTATCTTATAGGGAGTTTGCGGCCAAAGCCTCAAAGGAATTTGAAATATCGGAGAGACAAGCTGAGAATTTATGGAAAGAGGCTAGAATCCGTCTTAAAGAACGTTTTTCAAATAATAGTGAAGAGATATTAGAAAATCATTTAAATCAGTTATTTGACCTATTAAAACGTTGTAGAGACGACAACAACAAACGCACCGAAAGAGAGGTGTTAAATGATATTGCGAAGATATATCAATTGGAAACAAAGAAAGTGGACATTACATCTAATGGTCAACCGATTTCTATTAACATCAATTTGGAATAAAAAAATTTTACCTAAACCACCCCTAAAATTTCGTTTTTGAATATGGATAAAAAAATATTGGTACAACCAGGAGACAGATTTAGAAGACTAACAGTGATTCAAGAAGTAGAATCAAGAAGAAAACCATCAGGTCAAATAGTAAGACAGATTAAATTAAAATGTGATTGTGGTAATGAAATTGTTACATCATTAGATTGTTTGAGAAGTAAACGAACAAATTCATGCGGATGTTATGGTAGAGAAAGAACAAGAGAAGCTTCAATAAAACATGGAGAAACCACAAAGGATGGTAAAAGAAAATATACACCTGAATATCAATCATGGAGATGTATGAGAGATAGATGTTTAAGCCCATCAAATAATAGATGGGAACATTATGGTGGAAGAGGAATTACCATTTGTGAAAGATGGTTGAATGTAGAAAATGGTTACAAGAACTTCTTAGAAGACATGGGAAGAAAACCAGATTCATCTTGGAGTATAGATAGAATTGATAATGATGGAAACTATGAACCATCAAATTGTAGATGGGCCACAGCATCAGAACAAGTTAACAATAGAAGTATATGAAAATAGAGTTCATCGTCCCTACTTGGGAAAGACCAAACGATTTAAAATTAATCCTACAATCACTTATGGTTCAAACCAATCCAAATTGGAAAGCACATGTGATTATTGACGGAATGACAAATGATTATAAACATGTTAAGGACATGTATCAGGACGAACCAAGAGTCCGATTTTCACATGTTGAGGGACCAAATAAAGATTATGGTCACACAGCAAGAAATTATGGATTAGATAACACAACAGAGGATTGGGTAGTCATGACAGGTGATGATAACTATTATGTACCAGTCTTTGTTGATGAGTTTCTAAAACGTAAAGAAGGAATCTTCGTTTATTGTAATATGGTTCACAATCTTGCGTTCGGTGGTTATCAAGTCTTTAAATCAATTCCAAAGAAGGGAGCGATAGATATTGGTAACTTCATGGTAAGAAGAGATAAGATTGGTGACCTAAGATTAAACACAAAGAGTTATGAAGCGGATGGTGAGTTCGTTGAATCATTCTTAATAAAAAACAAAACTACCCCAATTAAAATAGAAAAAGTATTATACGTACACAATTAAACAGAGATATATGAAATTAAGACAAGTAGTAATGAGAGATCAGATTAGTTCAGAAGGACTAATGGACATGATTAAAGAACTTGGTGACACAAGTGATAAACGAATGGTTGAGATTGGTTCATTCATCGGTGAATCAACTGTCATGTTTGCGGAACACTTCAAAGAGGTTACAGCAATTGACCCATTCAAACAAGGTTATGATGAACAGGACCCCACATCAAGATTCGACTTCAATGAAGTATATGAAGAGTATCTTAAAAGAACATCACCATACAAGAATATCAAAACAGTTGTAGCAACATCTGATGACGCAATTGACCAATTAAAACCTAAGTATGATTTTATCTATATCGATGGTATCCACCAATACGAGAATGTAAAACGAGATATTGAAAACTATCTACCATTACTTAAGAAAGGTGGAGTGATTGGTGGACATGATTATGGTGGATATTGGTCAGGTGTAAAACAAGCGGTTGACGAAATAATAGGACAACCTGATAAAACATTTAAAGATACAAGTTGGATTAAAAAAATATAGAATGAAAGTAGCGTTAGTTTGTATAGCGAAGAATGAAGACCCATATATACAAGAATGGGTTGAGTATCACATCAAGTTAGGATTTGATAATGTATTTGTTTTCATGAATGATTGGAGGACAGATTACGAACACCCACAAATGATTAAACATGTTATTGATGGACTCAATCAACAAAGACAGGCGTATAGTGATTTCCTATCCATGTATAGAAACGAATATGATTGGGCTGCGTTCTTTGATGTGGATGAGTTCCTTGTATTAAAGAAACATGATAATGTGAAAGACTATCTAAGTGAATATTCCAACTATGGTGCGATAGCAATCAATTGGGCACACTTTGGTAATAATGGACATACAGAAGTAATTGATGGTGAATATTCACAATTAAAGAGATTTACTAAACGAGAAATCGGTGTTGACCAACATGTTAAAACCATATTACAATTAAAAACAGGATGGGGAATGGATGTACATCATCCATCAGGACCACTGGTTGATTCAGAACATAGACAATTCAGAGGACCATTCAATCCACAAGGAACTGATAATATTGCGCAACTAAATCACTATTGGTCCAAGACAAAAGAAGAGTTTGATAAGAAGTGTCAAAGAGGTAGAGCTGACACCCCAACCATAAAAGTAAATCCAGATACTTATAATCAACATAACAGTAATGAAATTGAAGATACCTTAGCGAGGGACTTCATGTATAAAAATTAAACCATGGGAATAGAAAGACGATATAGAAGAGCACAAGAAAGAAAGACCAAAAAGAAATTAACTGTAGTTCAACAAAGGTTTCTTCAAGAATTAAAAAAGATGACACCTGAACAGGTTGAAGCAAAGAGAGAAGAACTAAAGAATGGATACGAACAATATATTAACGAATTAAATGAGTATAGATATAAACTTGACCAAGAAGCAATCTCAATGTTGGAAGCTTCTGATGGACAACAAGACTAATGAAATTTGTTTCGGAGGTTCAGCGGGTGGTGGTAAGTCATTCATAGGTACACTATGGATTAGTACGTTATGTCTACAATATGCGGGTATCAGATGTTTAATCGGTAGAACTGTATTACAACAATTGAAGATGACGACCCTTAATACATTATTTGAAACACTTCAACGCATGTCATTAAAGGCCGGTGAACATTATACCTATAATGGACAAAGTAATGTTATTACATTTCAAAATGGTTCAGAGATTATTTTAAAAGACTTGGCCTATAACCCATCAGATCAGAACTATGATTCACTTGGTGGTATTGAGGTATCCGCAGTTTATATAGATGAAGCTACTCAAGTACCACAACTGGCATATAATATCCTCAAGTCTCGTATCCGTTTTAAATTGAACGAGTATAATCTAATACCAAAGATATTATTAACATCCAACCCTGGTCAAACATGGTTGAAGAAACTATTTTACATTCCATTTGTTCAAGAAACTTTGGATAAGAATAAGGCGTTTGTTCCTGCCTTACCTATGGACAACCCATATCTCCCTGACAGTTATATTCAAATGTTAAGGGAACTACCACCACAACAACGTAAAAGATTGTTGGAAGGAGATTGGAACTACATGGATGAATCAGATAACCTATTTGACTTTGATTCAATATCCAATTCGGTATTTAAGTTTCTACCTGAACAAACCAATAAAAGATATATCTCAGTTGACGTAGCAAGATATGGTTCGGATAGGTCCGTAGCTGTCGTTTGGGATGGACTGGTGATTGTAGAAATGTTTGTCTATAGTAAGTTATCAACTGTACAATTATCGTCCGAAATTAAGGAGTTAATTGCGAAGTACGGTGTTCACCCAACCAATGTGATTATTGACTCTGATGGCGTAGGAGGCGGAGTAGCGGACCAGATTAGAGGAACCAACTTTATCAATAACGCATCACCATTACACAAAGAGAACTTTAGTAATTTAAAATCACAGTGTTATGTTAAGTTATCTGAACTATTTAAAGAAGGGAAAATTTCCATTAACTTAATGGACCCACATGTCATGGATGAGTTGACTCAGGAGTTATTGAGTATCAAATTAAAGGATGTCGATAAAGATAATAAGATTGCGGTCATGTCAAAAGAAGAACAAAAGAAAGCGTTGGGTAAATCTCCCGATTTAAGTGACGCAGTCATGTTCCGCATGTATTACGAATTAAAAAATAAAAACACTACCGGAAGGTACGCAATTGTACAAATATGAAAGATGTAAAGTTTGAAATAGACGGGAAAGAATATCAGTTACCTAATTTCATGAGTATTGAGAATTATGTAAAGATGTATAAGGTTAAGGACTTATTAAGTGATGAGTATTTTGCTGCGAAGTTAATTAACATCATGTCTGACGCACCGATTGATGAATTGATTGAAGTAAACTATCAACACATTCATTATCTGGCAACATACATCATGAGTTTGGTACCACAAGATGAACAACCAAAATTCTACGATAGATTCCAAATTGATAATGTTGATTATGGATTTTTACCATCATGGAAGAAACTATCCTTTGGTGAGTTTGTCGATTTAGATACTTTGATGAATAAGAAGGGAAATGAATTTTTAGATTATATACATATATTGACAGCCATCATGTATAGACCAATCATATCAGACCCAACAAAACATGATTATGAGATTGAGAAGTACAATACAGATACCATGGTCAAACGGGCGGAGTTATTTAAAAAAGAATTAGATATAAGGTACTTTTTAGGAGCACAGTTTTTTTTTACCATTTTCGCAAAGAAATACTTACAACATACCCAATCGTTTTCGACTACGACCCTGACCCTGAAAGACAGCATAAAATTAATATGGCGTTACAGGAAGATTCTAAGAACCCTAGCTTTGAACAAAGATTCGGATGGTACGTCGTCCTCAACAGACTTACTAAAGACGATATTACAAGACATGAACAAATCCTCCAAAAAACCTTGGTGGAAATTCTCAATCAACTTACCTACCTTATTGAAAAGGACAAAGAAATGATTAAGCAACAAAAACAACAACAAAACAAATTATAACAATATTCAAGATATTTAATAGTAATGGTAAATTATAAACAAATTATTCAAGACTTATCAGGGATCGCATACCACCACTTACAGATTAATTCATTTGGATTTGGTGATTTATCTCAGTTAACGATGGACAATGAAACCATCAAGTCCCCTGTTTTCACAAAAATGTATGTAGTACCTGGTCAAGTTTTACTTAATCAGAATGTATTACAATATAATTTTTCTATTATTATATGTGATAGGATTGAGGAAGACTTATCAAATGAGGCAGATGTAATATCAGATTGTATGGAAATAGCAAAGGATGTGTTTACCATACTATACCAATCGTACACAGCGGAGTATGGTGATTTTTCAATTGACTACGAACCAGAATTTGGACCGAGTTGTATCCCATTCCTTGAAAGATTTGATACAGTACTTGGTGGTGTTACTTTAAATTTAAGGATTAACCAACCATTTGACTACAATACATGTGTATTACCATTCTCAGGTTTATCATTACCAACATCAGTGAATGTTGTAAACTATAAACAAATTATAGAAGACTTTAAAGAAATTGCGAACACACATCTTCAAGTTAATTCATTTGGATTTGGAAGTGAATCACAATTGAACATGGATAATCAAACCATGGTCACACCATTATTCCCAAGATTATATGTGGTCCCAAGGGATACAACCTTGGCAAGAAATGAGTTGATATACAACTTCGATATAATTATAAGTGACGTTTTGGAGGAAGATTTATCAAATCAAAGAGATGTGATGTCGGATACGTTAGAAATATGTAAAGATGTTTTTACAGTTTTGTATCTAAGTGAGTATGAAAGTATATGGGGTGCGAACGTTACTCCATTTTTTGATGAATATGACCATGTATTAACAGGATGGAGAATGTCATTACAAATAACACAACCATTTGATTATAATAGATGTGTACTTCCTGAGAAACCATTTACCGAGGGTAAGAAATGGTATGAACTTGCTGAGTTATGGAATGAAATATCTAAACAATGGAGAAAAGTATAAAACAAGAACAATATTAAAATAATATGGGTCAATTAACAAATCTATATGTTTCACAATCCTACCAAGGATTATTAAAACTAACAGACAGTACTACAGGATTAACAAACACACTTCAAACCGTTCAAGATGGTTTAGGTGGTAATAGTCCATTACAAATAAGTAGAACACAGGTAAACATATCCGGTTCTTTCTTAATTAATAACGTTCCAATTACAAATGGAACATCGGGTACTTCAGGTACGTCAGGTGTGAATGGTTCTTCAGGAACCAGTGGTACATCAGGTGTATCAGGTTCTAGTGGTACGTCAGGAACATCTGGTTCATCAGGTAGTTCAGGAACCTCGGGAAGTAGTGGTAGTAGTGGAACAAGTGGAGCTAATGGTTCTTCAGGGACAAGTGGTACTAGCGGAAGTTCAGGAAGTAGTGGAACATCAGGTGTAAATGGTTCAAGTGGTACTTCAGGTACAAGTGGTGCTAACGGTTCATCAGGAACGAGTGGTACTTCAGGTTCATCAGGAACGAGTGGTACATCAGGGTCATCAGGAACAAGTGGTGATTCAATCTTTGCGTTGACAGGTTCAGTATGGGAAACATCTGTACAAACTAAATTCAATGCGGATAGTACATTTGGTACAAACGTAACCATGTTACAAAGTGTTGTGATGCCAACAGGTTCATCAATCAAATTGAGTCCTGACGCAGGTGGTAATTCAGCAGCACTTAGATTTTTATCAGGATCAAATCCTGCGTCAAATAGATGGATAAACATTCAAGGTGTTCCTGGTAGTCAAGGTGATGTTGCGGTATCGGATTTTCCATCAAACAACCATTTCATGTTCTTCGACATGCCAGGTCATACAATTCAATTTGAAGCACCTGTTAGAAGTACAGGTTCAGCAGCAATACAAGTATTGAATGGTGTTATTAATAATACAAATTATACTCCTGTAACTCCTGGTGTTGGATTAATTAACTCAGGTTCATTTAGAAATAGAGGTGACATACAACAAATATCAAATAACACAACAGTTAATACAGACCTTTATTTAACAAGTTCTTTATTAGGACAAGTTAATTTTATCAAAGGTTGGAATGATAACCAAGCGGTAGGTGGTGCGGGTTCTTTACAATCAAATTATACAGGTTCAATAAGAATCACAGGTTCTAATAACGTAATCTCATTACCAATTTTAAGACCAACGGCAGCAGGTGGTGGTGTTGATTTAGTAGGATAT